ACCACAATATCCCCGTGGAGCGGATCATTCAGATCTCCTGCTCAAAAGATGAGATCGTCCTTCCCAGGTATCAGGTTTATTTCTTTGCCCACTACAAATTCAAGATCGGGATCAAAAAGATCCAACGCTTTTTCGGCCACGCCCAACACGGGACGATAATCAACGGCCTGAATCGGATGAGGGGATACCTGGAGTCCTACAAGCCCGTCAAAGAGGCGATCAAGGCGATGGAATCACAAATGGACCGGATCCCGGTCCGGATCGCCAACTCTCGTCAACTCGCAATCAAAGAGGAGGGAATCGGTTAATCATGCGGGGGCCTTTTCCTTGGCCTCCAGGAATGGGTCGGCGACCTTTGGTATTCAATCAAATAACCAAAAAACCGACCAATGAAAAGACAATTTTTGACGGGACTCTTGATCCTGGTGGCTCTTGCCTCAATCGCTCAATCCTACCCCACGGGCGGGACGATCGGATCTCTCACAATCACCTCCGGCCAAACCCTCTCAATCGGGGCCGGATACACTCTCAACGTCTCCGGCGCTCTGATCGTCAATGGAGGAATCTCGGCGACCAACGCCACGATCAATCTCACCGGAACCGGATCAATCGCCTACAACGGCGCCAACCCGGCCACCCTGGGAACCCTCAAGACTTCAGGATCCAACAACACGATCTCCGGATCCAATCTTGACGATCTTGATATCTCGGTCCTGGAGGTAAACGTGACCGGGACTACTTCGGTGAACGCCTCGGCCCGAATAACTGGAGGGGTCAAATTAAACGCCGGGACCCTTGCCGGATCAGGTGATCTATTTCTTGACGACGCCGTGGTCAACTACCTGGGAGGAACGATCAATCTCCCGATCTCGATCTCGTGGTCCTTTTCAAATTATGGGACCTTTTGTGACAACGACTGGCACAATATCGGATCGCCCTACACCGCAACGACTCGTGTAAATACCGCCACCGCCGCCAATCAACTCCAATGGTGGGAGGGAACTGGCCCAGGTAGCCAAGGCCTTTTCACTTGGAACGAGCCGACCTCCTCTTGGCAATACGCCACAGCTTTGACCAAGGGAGTAGGGGCGACCGCCTACTCGCACTCGAATTGTAGTACCCAGGGCTATCCCTTCGCCAATAAAGTGACCGCCACCTTTCCGACGGGATCTACCAACGAATTCTCTTTTCCGGCCTTGACCAGGAACGCCTCAGATCCCGACCTCAAAGGATGGAATTTGTTGGCCAACCCTTATCCGAGTTATCTCGACTGGAAAATCGCTTCGGCCTCCGGATGGACCAGGGCCTTCGTCACCTCTTTCGCTATCTACGATCCCACGAATGACTCCTACGCCTACTCCTCAGCCAACGGAACCACAATGAGCGCCGGATTTAATTCTACGATCAAGCCTTTCCAGGGATTTTTTGTGAAAACCTCTTTCAACAACTACTCAATGAAAGTCAACCGGGCCGCAATTATTGACGAGACCGGAGCCGGAAATCCCTTCTCTCAACCCTCAAGTCAAAAGATCATCAAGATCACCGCCTCCGGAGGAACCAACCCCGCCCTGGTATTCGCCGATGGATCCTTTGATAATGCACCCGGCCAATCAGACGCCGAGGCCTTCCCCAATGATACAAAGGTCAAGGCCGTCACCGGAGTCGAATTCTCTTGCCCGGAGCCTTTCAGCGAGAGGTATATCCTCAACGCCGTGGATCCTTGTGAGGGTGACGGATCGGTGATGATAAACGAACAAGAGTATCCCGCCGTGAGTATGCCCGTCTTTGTAGATGTAGCCTCGGCCACTTTCAAGATCGAACACTCGATCAATCAGGACGACTACCTGGTCTATTTCGTCCCCGATGGTGCGCAATGGAACCCCTCTACTCAGGCAATCATTAAGAATACCACGATCCAGGTCTCCGATGGACAACAATTCGGGAACTGGCTTCTCGTGGGATGCTTGGTGATCGCTTGCCCGGCCCAATAACTCGAAAACCACCAACCAACCGCCGAAAGGGAGAGGGGAGCAATCCTCCCTCCCTTTTTTGCCTAAGACGTCCCCACCCATGGAAAAGAGACAAAAGCCCGCCCAACAGGCCAAAAAGGCACCTCAGGCAAAGAAAAGGCCCGTCGTCACCAAGAGGGAAAAAACTCGGAAATCGGCGGCCTCCCCGGAAAACGCCAAAAAGGAGGAACAACTCCGCACCACCCTCGCCAAGGAAAGAGCGCTCCAAGCCCTGGAGGCCCGCCTTGGGGTAGTGGAGGCCGCAGCAAGAGATGCCGGGATCGCCTCCTCTACTTTCCGCCTATGGATTAAAGAGGACCCGGAATTCGCCGCCAAGGTCGCTGAGATCAAGGCGACCGCCCTGGACTTTGTGGAGGACAAGATGTTTGCGGCTATCAAGGCCTGGAAATCAGGAGCCGCTCAACTGGTCCAATTCTACCTCAAGACCCAGGGCAAAGAGCGGGGATACGTCGAGCGCCAAGAGGTCGTCAACGTCCCCTCTGACCATGTAGTGATCGAATACAAAAAACCGGAGTAGGGGATGAGGGTCACAATAGATCCCAGGGGCTTCAATCCCCTTTATTGGCACTTGACCAAGATCCTCCAGGACGAGGAGATCCGTTTCGTTTATGTTTATGGCGGATCCTCGGCGGCCAAGACCTACTCCCTACTACAACGGATCCTTTTATTCACTCTCCAGGGCGCCGGATCCACCATGGCCCTCCGGAAATACGCCGTAGATATCAGGGATACGATCTACCAGGACTGCAAATCAATTCTCAACTCCTGGGAGCCGCTCGATGAGCGCTTCACCCTCACTCAAAACCTGATCGAGACGTCCAAGGATCGGATCCGCTTCCGGGGCCTTGACGACTCGGAGAAACTCAAGGGTATCTCCTCCTTCCGGTGGATCTTCATGGAGGAACTCAACCAATTCGACGAGCGGGATTTTAAACAAGTCCGAAAACGCCTCAGGGGCCGCAAGGGTCAACAAATTATCGGGCTATGGAACCCGGTGGATGAGACCCATTGGATCAAAAAGGTCCTGGATCGAGAGACCTGGGAGGATCTTCCCCTGGAGGTCGAGGGATCCCCTGGAGTCTCCCGCCTGGATCCGGATCACTCTTTCGTCAAGATCAATCAGAAACGAAATGCAATCCTGATCCGCACCACCTACCGGGACAACTTTTGGATCGTTGGCCACCCGACGGATCCCGACGTGGGATTTTATGACCGCCACACCATTGAGGACTTTGAAAACGACAGGATCCACGACTTCAACTTTTGGAATATCTACGCAAACGGGGAATGGGGTCGCACCGATACCGGGGCCGAGATTTATCGTCACTTCGATCCAGGGATCCACACCAAGCCCGTCCAATACAATCCGGATCTACCGCTACACCTGAGTTTTGACGAAAACGTCCACCCATATCCGACGCTCCTGGTATGGCAAGGGGAGGGATCCAGGGCCGACCTGGTGGATGAGATATGCCTGGAGGCGCCAAAGAATAACCTGACCTACACCTTGACGGAATTCAAAAGGCGATATCCCGCCCACCGATCCGGCGTCCTGGTCTATGGTGATGCCACCTCCAGGAAAGAGGATACCAAACTGGAAAAGGGATACAATTTCTTCCGCCTGGTGGAGGATGGCCTGAGAGAGTATCGGCCCGTCCTTCGAGTCCCCTCGGCCAATCCTTCCGTAATGATGAGGACCGCCTTCATTGACGCCGTTTTCGCCGGGAGGATCCCCGGTCTGCAGATCACAATCGGGAATAATTGCACCAAGACGATCGCTGACTTCAAGTACACCAAACAGGCCGCCGATGGATCCAAACTCAAGGAGAAAGAGACCGACAAGGCCACCGGAGTCCGCTTTGAGCCTTTCGGCCACGCCACCGATGCCTCGGAGTATTTCCTGACCCAATTCTTCGCCAACGAGTACAACGATTTCCGCAATGGAGGCCGGAGAGAGGTTAATTATCTCAAGGGTCAAAGGCAAAACCGCACCTCCTATTGAGGGTAAATTTGAAACAACCTAAACACCTGAAAAACATGGGCTTTCTCACCAAAGACGACCTCTCCGCCAAGATCCTCCCTGAGGACCTTGATATCATTTCCCAGGGTGATCCGGAGATCATTGAGAAACACCTTCGCCTCGCTGAGGAGGAGATCCGGCTCCGCCTTTCGGAGAGGTATGACGTGGACGCAATCTTTGAGGAGACAGGCAACGATCGGAGCCTGATCCTTGTGGACAAAGGCGCCAATATTGCCCTGTTTCTCCTCCACCAGGCTCTCCCTTCCAACGCTATCCCTGAGCGCCGTCTCTTTTTCTACCAGGAGGCCACCGGATCCCTGGATAAAATGGCCAAGGGCTTCTACAACCTAAACCTCCCCGCCAAACTCAAACCCGACGGAACGGAGGAGGCCCCTCGCTTCATGTATGGATCAACCTCTCCCAAAAACGACCTCAATGGCTACTAAAACAAACCCTTTCCGCCGCTTTTTCGGCTTCGCCGTCCCTACACCTCCACCCATGGAGGAGCAAGTCCAAAAAGAGGCCGTCCGTATCGTTCAAAAGATCGTCAAGAGCCAACTCTTTCGGGCCAACCAACAGATCAATAACTGGAGGGTCGCCAAGGCCAAGGCCGAGGACGTCTTTGAGCCGGATCGCACCGAGCTGATCAGGATCTATCAGGATCTTGTCCTGGACGATCAAGTGACGGCGGCAATGGGCCAAAGGATCACCGAGGCCACCTCAGGGGCTTTCTATCTCCATGACAAAAACGGGAACCAACTGGAGGATCTCACTTCTCTTTTTGATACCGGGTGGATGGAGGACTTCCTCAAGGCGGCGATGGAGGCCCGCTTCTACGGATACACCTTGATCCAACTCGGTGACGTGATCTCCAAATCCGGTTTCTCTCAGGTGGAGATCGTCCCCAGGGAATACGTCGATCCTCTCAGGAGGGGCGTCAAGGTGGATCTCTATGGGACCAATGAGACCGCCCTCCAGGGAATCGACGACCCCAACTTTGCGAACTGGGTGATCCTGGTGGATACTGGAGATCTCGGTCTCTTGAATAAGGCCGCTCCCCTTTGGATCTTCAAGAAAAACGCCCTCCAATTTTGGTCCATTTTCGGTGAACTTTTCGGATCTCCATGGAGGGTCGGAAAGACCATGGTCAACGACGTCAAGAGGGTCGAGAATATGTACAAAATGTTGGGCGATATGGGAGCCGCTCCCTACGCCGTGATCGACCTGGAGGATGAGGTAGATCTGATCCAATCGACTCAGACGGACTCTTTTGAGGTATGGGATCGCCTGGCCGAGCGATGTGACAGAGGGATCTCCAAGATCTTCCTGGGCCAAACCATGACCACCGACGACGGATCCTCCAGGAGCCAAGCCGAGGTCCACGAGCGAGTAATGGACGGATACGTCAAGGGAGACAAGAAATTCCTCCAACGGGTTGTCAATGACCAACTCCTCCCACGGATGCGCTTCCTGGGCTTTCCGATCCCCGATGGAGCCTATTTCGCCTGGGATACTGAGGAGAAAGTCGGTTTCACCGAT